TGTGGTGGCGTTTCTGGAAACAACTTGAAAGCCATTTTCCGAGCGTACTGGACCGCTAAATGTAGAATTACCCATGAGAATCTCCTGTCAGGGTTAAGTCAGCCGCCCAATGCGACTGTCAGGGATAGTCAAACAATACATTATGTTTTTACAAAAAGAAAGAGGCGATCCGAAGACCGCCTCTAACTTAGGTATTTAGTCTTGTAGGGTGGCTACAAGAGGTACCTAACTTTATGCACCGGGCGAACCGAATACAGCGCGTGGGTCACTAAAGCCAAAGCTATAGCGCTCACGAGCTTTAAAGCGCATGTTGCCTGTGTCGAAATCAGCTTCCATGTTTGTGCGCATAGGTGAGCGCTCAAAATGTTTGAAGCCGTTAGGAGCATCAGTTTTAAGGAAGAACGCATCTGGATCAGTCAAGAAGTGATTGACTGTATATCCTTCTGGGAGCATTCCCATGTTCTTTATTGCGTTTAGATCATTGTCTGAAGTGCCAACACGCAATGTTGATTCCAACAAACGATCTGCAATAAATTGCAGTTGTGGTGGAATAATCATCTTAGTCCCACGAAGAGCAATGATCATATTGCGCTCATCCACAAAGGTTGAGATGTCAATTAGAGCATTTTCCAACGAAGTTTCGTTGAGGTCTGCTGGAGTTGACGGCTCATTGCGGAAAGTACCACCACCTGAAAGTGGGTGAACTAGAGAGCAAAGTTCTACGCCATCGCCGCCAGTAAAGCTAGAATTGAACGCATTGTTCAATACTGATGCAGCTTTTACTTGCTTTGTGTGGGCCATAGAACGGGCCAGTGCTTTAGTGTAACGCGCACCAAGACGATCATAAAGATTGTCTTCGATTGCTTCTTCAGTAAGTGCGAATGCAAGCGCTACAGTCTCGTGTGAATAACGAGCAGTGTAGGCTTCATTTGCATTATCAAAAGAAACGCCTGCACCTTCGGATTTTGTGGGAGCGTTCCCAAATCCGACGAGCATTACCTCTTCTTCAAACGCACGATCTGAAGTTTCTGTGTCAAAGATTTCAGCATGTTCGCCTTCGTAACGATCATACTCCATACCGAACAAGGCGTTGAGGCCCGGTTCTAGCTCTTTAACTAATTGTGAACGTGAAATAGCCATGATTCAATATCCCTATGCTAACCCAGCGCCTTTGACGCCGAATATATGGTTTTGAATGACTACTTTTACATTCGTATTTGCTGATGCCACATCGCTATTCTCAGGGTCCTCAGAAATATCAATAGCTTTGAGAGAAAGCGTAGTTGCAGTTCCTCCATCAGCTACTTTTAATTCAGAACCTGAAATACCAGTAGTTGTACTACCAGCGCTTGTGTAAACAACGTCGAAATTACCAAACAAGTCAGCAACTGGAAATGCTGCATCTGCTTGCACTTCAAAAACAACCATTGGGTCATCAATGATAAAGGCAATAAGATCAGAAGCATTAGTGCTTGCAGGGTAAAAATTAGAGAACCTTTGTTCTCCTGTTGTGGGGTCAGTGTACTGACACCCGTTGAATACGCCAACAATAGGTACAGTCCCGCCATCGGCGTGAATTTCCACTGTTCCACCAGTTACTTGCATAACCATGTCACCTTGGAAAATAGCTGTTCCGTAGTTTGCGGCGATTCTGTATCGGTTTTGTCCACCAGTATAAGGGGTTCCCCCTATACGACCAATGGGACGTAAGCCGAAGGCAGCGTCTTGATTCGCCATTTTTACTCTCCTTCAGAGTTTCCGCGTCCCTTTTGTCCAAAGGAAACGGATGATTTACGTTGAGGACTCAGCTTTGGCATGGCTGGATTGTTTTCACGCATCCAATCACGATCTACTGCGTCCATTTGATTCTGTGCCACACCTTGATAGTGTGCATTCCGCTGCTCGGCCATTTCAACAGGGATGCGAGCGAGAACAAGTCCACCAACACCAATGGTGCCAGCGTTGCGTCCCTCATCTATTATTGGGCCAACATAATCGGGGTATTCCTCTGCGCGAACGAGGTCCCATCCTTCTTGCCGTTTTTTATGTACGTTAGTCTTATCGTCGAATTCCATTACGGATTCGCGTATCCAACGGTGTTTATAACCGAGGGGTGGTTCGGGTGCTTCCAAGGCAGAACCCGGACGCCATTGTTGTAGGCGCTGTGCGCTCTCCCGCGTGTTTGACTCGCGTGGTGTCCTGTTTGCCATTTTATTCTCTCCGATTATCAATTTTTGCGACTTCTCTTGCGTATTTTTCGAGGGGAATCCTCATCTTTTTCGCAAAAGCCACTTGACCCGGTGTTAATTCCACCGCCTTCTTCCGCCCTGACTTCACAGACCGTCCGTTTCCAGACGCAGGGGCAACAGTCTGAGCGTTGGACCGTTTACCCTGAAACTTATTAGGCATTTCTTTTCGCATACGAGAGTCGATTTCTGTGTAGTAATCGTCTGACGTAGGATTGAAATCCTCTTCTAATACTAATTGTTCGTGGATAGCTTGGGCTGCTCGCGTCATGAGGCGATCTGATCCAAACCATTGATTCTTGCTCAACCACTTCTCCAGCTTTGGATCGGAAACCGCTTGTTGTTGCGGGACCTGCTGTTGTGGAGGGGCCTGTTGTTGTTGAGCTTGTTGAGCTTGTGTAGCTTCCTGCTGTCTTTCCATTTTAAGTTTTTGAACACGAACACGCTCTTGAGCTATACTAATCTTTGAGATTGCTTGCTGCGCATTCGCTACTTTGTCGTAATCACCCGCTTCATACGCTTCAGCCATAGCTTTTTTGGCTTGCGCTTCTTGAGCTTTTAAACGTCCTTCAGCTTCACTATTGTAGCCAACATTCATTTTCTCAAGGCGCTGACGCATAACAGCATTCTCTTGCTGCATTTGCTGTGCATACTGAACTGCGGCTTGCGCCTCTTCAGAAGCCTGCTTACGTTTTGCGGTTAATTGATTAATTCTACGTTGAACAGAATCACTATAATTTTCTAGCTCATCGTCACCAGATGACTTTTCCCGAACATTTGTTTGGGTTTTTTCGTCATCATCAGAAGATACTTCAACAGCATTATCGTCTTGCTCTTCTTCAAGCTCAATAGATGTATTGCTTTCAAGCTCTTCGTTCTCACGAATATCTTCAGCCATAGTTAATTTCCTTGCTCTCCATTACCTTATACATACGAAATATCTTTAGGGTCAAGGATCGTGGCGATAATATTATCGTCATTTATGATTCTAACCTCAAGACCTTCCACTTTGAACCTATTTCCACTATATCTTCCTATAAGAACCCAATCTTTCTCATTACACCAAGAACCATTTGGGAACTTCTGGGAGTCTTTGTAGGCGTCAGGACCTAGCTTCACAACATATGCTGCTACCGTAGCGAACGATTCACGCTCTCTAACAGAGTCAGGGACAATAATTCCGCCCTTAGTCTTTTCGCTAGGGTAGTAAGGGATGATAAGGACGCGATAGCCTGTAGGTTGCGGCAATCGCTCTAAAGATGATTGTTCCATTTCAGAAGGATCATCTGTGTTTTTACTTTTCGCGCCTTTGCCGAACGCGTTTTCGATGGGTTTAGGCATTGCCTCTGCACCCTTTATGGCCTTTTCCGCTGCTCTCGCAACGTGCTGTGGCACAAATAACTTCTTATTAGTCATCTGCGTATTCTATACCTTTCATCGCGGCTTTGAGTTCTTCCTCAACATAGGCCATGCCGCGTATTTCGCCTACTATATACCGATACTCGTCAAAAACTTGTATCGAACCATCCGCGAGCTTGCCTTTAAGACGAGCATCGCGCTCTCGTATGCTTTTATACAGATATTCTGCTAAGTGTAGTGCATCCATACCACATATAGTATAAAACTATACGGGAATTACAAGTATAAATACCAGAAAATCAGAAAATACCTTGGAATCTCTGGGGTTTTGCTATTTTGCTAAATCTACTTAGATTTTTTGGCTGTTGTTTTTTTCTTTGAAGCAGTTTTCTTTTTGGCTTTTGGTTTTTTAGTCCACGCTTCGTTTTCGGGAGTGGCTGGATCATCTGCAATAAAGTGTCCGTTTTCATTACGCGCCCTCACCTCTTCAACAACGACCTCAACAACAGGCTCTACTGCAACAACCTCACGCTTTGCTGCACGAATTTGTTCAACCATCTTATCTCTTACTGATCCCATTTCATTATCCTTTTTTGTTGGAATTTAGAGCCGCAATATCTCGCTGTGTTTGAATACGATCTTCTGCAATTCTAGTTTTGTCGGCTAACGCCGCTTCTGAAACGTCAATCCGCTGTTGTGCAGTCAGAACATCATTACGCTCTTTCTCGCGGTCAAGCTCCTGCTTCGCTTCAAATTCAGTTTGCTTACGCTGCAAGTCAGCAGCTTTTAATTGAAGTTCCTGATTTCGGATATCTACAAGTGGATCGGATTGTGGTGGTGGAGCTACAGCTTGCGCTAGTTGCTCTGTCATTTCCGAAATGATCTCAGCAGCACGCGCATCTATCTGCGGCTTAAACTGCATCATAGGATCAGCAGGAGGCTGACCGGGCTGTGGAGGCATCATCTGAGCTTGTTGCTGCATCATCTGCATTTGTTCTGGCGGTATCTGGGACATAACTTCCTGTTGCGCCTGTGCCTCTGCCATTAATCCAATGTGCTCCTGAATATGACCCTGCAAGGACATAATAGCCTGCGGATTAAGCCCCATAGCAGGCGTAGACATTACAGCCATGTGCGTTTCTATATGCGCCTGATGCTCTTGCTCTGGGAACGCCTGTAATGGAGCACCCATCAACGCGTTCTGGTTCTCCTTCGCAGGATTGGCTGGAGGTGGAGGTGGGGGAGGTGGAGGTAGGATAGCATCAATGTTATTAACGCCTAACGCCTCATACATTTTACGATACGCCTGATACAAACCTTGCGGCCCACCATGAATTTGCGGATTGGAT